CTCATCAAACAGCATACTATCATCCAAAAGAAATTCTTGGAATCGTAAATCCTTAAACATTTCAGTGGCATCGTAACTCTCATTCTTTTTCTCAATTGTTAAGAAATTCTGTGGATAAACATCAAATACAGATGTCTCACCATTCAAAGAGTATGCGCTACCTTGGACAGATGATACTGATCCAGATACCGTGATTTTAACATCATTTATTTTGTTTGGCGAAGTGAAACGTATGGTATTTCTTATTGCACCACTGAAAGAATCTTTAGCTGATATTGTATAATATTGAGATGAAATAACTTCGTTTGAAGATAACACCGTATATACCAAGTTTGAAGCAGAAAGAGGTTTAAAATTCTTAACTGTAAAGTGTTCCGAATCTTTAACTTTGATGACAAAGGGAATATCGACGTTTGAAAACTTTTGAGAATCTATATTGAAAGAATTTTCAGCATAAAATTCGCCATCCATACCATTTGATGTGACACTAAAATTATCTACTTCATTGTTTTGAATAATATTAGCAGATAGAGACACTTTCAAATTATTATCCCATATGTTATTGTTTCTTTTATCAAAGAAAAGATCGATTTGCAATTTGTTGACACTATCGTCTTTGAAATAAACTTGCTTATTACCTGATAAACCGACATAAAACGCTGATACATCTGTAGAATTAGTTAGTATAATGTTATTATTTGATACCTTAGCATATACTGGAACTGTATCTATTTCAATTTTATCAATCTCGATATATTCATATTGCTTTTTTGTCTGATTGTATATCTTTTCGAAAAAAGAATATGTGTTTCTTAAATGTCTGAATTTATCTGGAGTATCTTGGAAATAATACTCACTACCACTTCCGCTTATTCTGTAGAATATGGTGGAAGGAGTGACATTACTTGGGTAAGTTGCCGAAGCAATTAAAGGACCTGATATCTTTCCATTTTTCCATATAATATTGTCATAATACGATGCATCTTCAAAGTCTATTTTAAAGGTGTTTACCAAATAGTCTTTGATATTAACTGTTTTGATCGTATTTGATATGATAGCGTTTGAATAGCAATCGAAAATTGTTAGATTGGTGTCATATTTCCCAGCCTTGTCATAATATTTGTTAGCCGTTAATGATGTGGAATATGTTCCATCACCAAAATCCCACAATACTCTAATATAAAATAAATTCTCAACATTCGGTATAAATGTTAATGGTGTTTCTTTTAGAGCATATGCACTAAGAACTTGTTCATTTTTATAATCAATGATTTTAAAATCAAATTGTTGGTAATTACTCATTTACTATTGAAATTTTTTGATATATTGATTGAGGATTGAAGAAATAAGGGAATTTGAAGAATGGTAATGTTGTCGTTTGATTGATAATAAGATCATCAACGTCTTCATAAATAGCATTCCATGATACAAATGAAATACCATTGAAAATCTCATTACCATTTCTTGTTCTTATATTGGCAACCCCTTCCAAACTTAATATGTCCGATGTCAGCGATGAAATATCTAACTTTTGACCTAAAACATTTCTTGAACTATCGAAAAATGATAAGATAATATCGCCAACTTTCTTTTTCAAATTTTCAGGATTTGTTTTAGAGTCGTTTTTACGAACAATTTCCAATTTGCTTGTATTTAAGACACTTTTATTAGCAACACCATTGGTATATCCAATATCGAAAGCGACATAAATTGGATCACGAGGAACTACTTCATGACTTAAAATTTTTCTATCTTTTGTTTTTTCAATGATTAAATTTTTCAAACTATTTGATAGAAAAGGTGGATATGCGCCATCATCTTTTAGACTAAATTTAGGAACGCAAAACACGTTTACATTATTGAAGTCGCAAGAATCTGCAAAATTTACTTGATTTATGATCACTCTGTTTGATTTATTGGGATCAACACAGATTTTGTAGAAATAATCAATGTAACTATCAATAAAAATTTTGTTATTGACAGTCTTGACAGAAGAAATGATATTTGATATCTCTTTGTTCAAGAAAGTATCATAATCATCCTCAGTTACCAATTTTATTTGAGAATTTAAATATTTGGGAACGTTGTTTTTGATTTGCTCGACACTTTCTGCTTCCGATATAGCAGTGGAATTGTCTGTATTGGTGAAAAACAGAAACGAATTGTTTACAGAATCAATTACATTTTCACTGTTGGAATTTGTAGTATCATTATAGATTTGAGTAAATCTAGTGGAGTTAAAATTGAACAATTTGTTACCATTGATAGCACCTTTACTGATAATACCATTGAGGTTATCACTCAGGATGTAATAAATTGCGACTTCATCACCAGATTCAATTTTTTTACCGAAAATACCATTACCGAATTTGACTTCATAAAATCCTGAATCGTTTAGACGAACACTGTAGTAACGATCATCGTTTTTAGCGAGGAAAATATTATCCAATTCTTGATATTCATACCATTTACCATCACTCTTTTCTTTGACATACACACTGACAGTTCCATCGGAAATAAATCTTGTATCATTGGTATCAACTCTATTAACTACTACAATCGGAAGAGTTTCAAACTCATCGCCATTTGCAGTGTATATTGGGTATTCCCCAACTGTACCTTGATAAAGGATTAAATTATTTTTAATGCTATCAATATCCTGTGAACCAGTAACTGATTTTTCAAAATTAAAATCTTCCAATATTGTGTATTGGATTTTATCAATCAAGAAATATCCATATTTTCTTAATGTGTAATTACCCACACCCAAAGAATTACTCGCCACACATGACACAGGAACTAGAGATGTTTGTTTACCAGTAGGTTTATACCCAACCAAATTTACAATTTTGTTAATATTCTCATAAATCGTAGCTTGAGAAAACATACTCTCCGAAGCTGTCTGGTTCAAATAAAACAGTAAAACATGGTAACTAAAAGCAATGATATCAATAAAAGAAGCTAAATTACTCCCTTCATAATTCTGATCAGTGAAATTAGAATTTTCATTCAATTTTTGAATGATGAAATCTTTGAGAGAAAGCGCATCAAAATTGATGTAAGCATTTTTTGGTAAATTATATTCAATAGATTCTTTCATTTTTTATTATTTAGAGGATAGTGTAACCGATGGTGTTTAATTTTGATTTAATACTTAAACCTTCCACATCTAAAGATGGGATATTGATTTGTAGAAAAATTCGATATTCCTGTGCATCGGGATCAGCAATTACTGAAACATCTGTCACTGTAATTCTTGGTTCTAAAAGAGGTAATCTTCTTGAGATGTCATCTTCGATGATTTCCGAGGTATAATCATCCACAGGTTCAAACAGAAATCTTCTCAGATCGATACCAAAGGTAGGATTCAATATCTTTTGACCAGGTGCAGTCAAGAAACAATTAACAATACTATTTTTAATCGCTTCAACGTCGAATATAGCTTGAATATCCTTCAAATTTTCTTTTCTATTCAATTGATTATTGTAAGAATAAGCTGGTTTGAGGTCAAAATTGACATCTTTATACAAATATCCAGAAGAACTTGCATTTTTTTGTGCTTTTGACTTTTGAAGAGATGATATTTTAATACTCACATTATTATTTAATTGATGACTAAATAATCACATGCCTAAGATTTCCCAATATGATCCAGCAACAACACCCCTATCTGGTGGTGAGACTTTTATTTTGAATCAAAAGGGGGTAACATACAATACTCCTTTAAGCTCTATCAAAAATTATACGGATACCACAGTTCGTAGCTTATCCTCTGACTGGCAAAGTTCTGCAACCACAGTTCGTAGCTTATCCTCTGACTGGCAAAGTTCTGCAACCACAGTTCGTAGCTTATCATCCAACTGGCAAAGCACTGCGACTACTTTCCGTGCTAATTCTGCTAATTACGCGAAAGTGAACGTTGATAATAATTTCTCAACGACTCAAACTTTTGCTACAAGTGCGATCAACATAGGTAGTTTACCTATTAGCGCAACACGCGCAGGTAGCTTTTTTGTAGGCAAAAGTGCTGGTCAGAGTGCTACAGGTGCAAGTGGTTCCAATTTCTTGGGTAATTGTGCTGGTAGTAGTGCTACGTGTGCAAGTAATTCTAATTTCTTAGGTTATAGTGCTGGTAATGGTGCTTTTTGTGCAAGTAGTTCTAATTTCTTAGGTTATAGTGCTGGTAATGGTGCTACGTGTGCAAGTTATTCTAATTTCTTAGGTAATAGTGCTGGTAGTGGTGCTTGTTGTGCAAGTAATTCTAATTTCTTAGGGCAGAGTGCTGGTAATGGTGCTACGTGTGCAAGTAAGTCTAATTTCTTAGGGCAGAGTGCTGGTAGTAGTGCTACAGGTGCAAATAATTCTAATTTCTTAGGTTATAAAGCTGGTAATAATGCTGCAAATGCTTCCAGTTCTAATTTCTTAGGTGATAATGCTGGTTCTGGTGCTACAGATGCTTGCAGTTCTAATTTCTTAGGGTATCAGGCTGGTTCTGGTGCTACGTATGCTTGTAATTCTAATTTCTTAGGTAATAATGCTGGTTTTGGTGCTTTTTGTGCAAGTAACTCTAATTTCTTAGGTTATAATGCTGGTAATGGTGCTACAAATGCATGTGTTTCCAATTTCTTAGGTAACAATGCTGGTTGTGGTGCTTATAGTGCATGTAACTCCAATTTCTTAGGTAATGGTGCTGGTAGTAGTGCTACGTGTGCAAATAACTCCAATTTCTTAGGGCAGAGTGCTGGTAATGGTGCTACGAATGCAAGTAGTTCTAATTTCTTAGGTTATAGTGCTGGTAATGGTGCTACGAATGCAAGTAATTCTAATTTCTTAGGTAATGGTGCTGGTAGTGGTGCTATTAATGCTTGTCACTCAATTTTTATAGGATATAGATCTGGCGCATCTTTATCAGCATCCATCGCTCTTGGATCGTGTGCTATTCCAACAAGCCACAATCAATTAGCATTGGGGTCGGCAACATACCCACTATCAACTACAAACGGTGGTACATGCCTAGTAGTAAATATTAATGGTGTGATTAAAAAAATAGCATTGATTTAATCACAAAGTTAATTAAATCTACGCATGTTGAAAAACGCGCTGTTCCATATTGAAGGTGGTTTGGGAAAAAATATAGCTGCAACCGCAGTAATCAGATCTTATAAAAAATCTAACCCAGATACTGATATAATTGTCACTACTGCTTATCCCGAATTATTTAAAAATGATTTTAATATCAAAAGATCTTTTTTAATGGGTAGCACACCATATTTTTACGAAGATTATATCTATAATAAAAATATTGATATTTTTGCACATGATCCATATAAAACAACAAACCACATTACCAAAAAATTACACGTAATTGAATCTTGGTGTGGTATGCTTGACGTTGAATTTGATAAGCAGTTACCGAACATCAATTTTAATTTCCGTGAAAAAGAGATGGCTTACAAATTTTTACCGAATACCGATAAACCATTATTGATATTTCAACCTTTTGGTGGTCCACAAAATCAAGACATCCCATATTCTTGGATGAGAGATATTCATCCGAAAATAGCTCAAGATATAGTCAATCATTTCAAAGAAAAATACACAATTTTACATATCTGTTACCCCCACCATCCCTCATTGCAGAATGTGGTTAGACTTGATCAATTCTTAAACAAAAAGATTTTATGTGCAATGATGGAATTTTCACAGAAAAGAATTTTAATTGATTCATCTTTACAACATGCTGCCGCTGCAATGAATCTTCCATCAACTGTGATGTGGGTCGGAACACAACCTGAAGTATTTGGTTATAACATTCATAATAACATAATTCCAGAAAAATCTTTTCCCATGGGTAATATAAATTCATATTTATATGATTACAGTTTCAATGGATTGGTTCATGAATGTCCATATGATAATATTGAAGATATCTTCAATATTGAAAAAATTGTAGCATGAAAAACATACACTATGTTTCGGGATTACCTAGATCAGGTAGCACATTATTGATGAATCTCATGGCACAAAATCCAAAAGTTTTTTGCACCCCCACATCAGGATTATTTCAATTATTACACGATATTAAAGTTTCTTGGAATAACATCATTGAACACAGAGCAGATAAAAATGCTGGAAAAGATGATAATTTAAAAAGAATTTTAAAAAGCACTTTACAGAATTATCACGATACTGATAAAGAATTTGTTTTAGATAAGTGTAGAGGTTGGGGAGGCGGTAT